ATTCCGCGGTCGGCCTTAAGGGGTCTTAAAATATCCTTGGCTCCCATGTCATCTGGAAAGAAATTATCTTTATTGGCTCGCATAACCTGAAGCCGTGCTCTCCAATCTATGTCTAGATTTTTATTTCTTCCTAAGTCTGTATTTGCCATATAGTCTCCTGATATACAATGTATTTATCGATATCAATAAACTAGCCGTTATTGGCCAGAATTGGATAATTATACTTGACACTAGAAAAAATTAATGTATAATAAAGGTTAATTATAAGGAGACACAATGGTCGCAAAAGTTAAATACTTGAACAATAAAGATTTACTTAAACAAATACATCTAAGCAAGATGTCTTTTTGTTGGATTAAATCACCGCAATACGATTATCCAGACATTATTATTAATTTAGAAGATGAAATTACTGATGCAGTGATACTCGAAGCGAAACAAAACAAAGCAGGAAAAATGAAAGACTTTGCTTATAAAAAAGCAGTAGAAGGTTATGAAGGTCCTGCAAACAAAAAGCCTAGACAAAAAGACTTTTTAGTTGATATTGAAGATATTGCTGACGAAGACGTGGTAATAAGACAAATGACTTATGAGCATATTCCATTAGAACCGGGCAGAAAAAAGAATCCTAGAAACGAAGCAGAAACAAAAGCAAAAGTAAACTTTCCACCATTTAAGCATTATGGCTTAATAAACGGTACATGGGAAGAGGTTGCTAGGAGTCATTGGAAAGGCGGTCCTAAGAGTGGTAAGTTTTCTGTCGATCATGGTAGCATTACAAATGAGTTAGGAAAAATGTATCTTAAATTAGTTGACAGGTATAGCCAAAGATCCAACTGGAGAGGGTATACTTATGTTGACGAAATGAGAGGACAAGCATTACTGCAATTAGCAATGATTGGATTACAATTCAATGAAGCAAAATCGGACAATCCATTTGCATATTATACTGCCGCTGTAAATAACAGTTTCACAAGAGTGTTAAACATAGAAAAGAAAAATCAAAACATCAGAGACGATATATTAATTGACTCTGGACACTTACCAAGTTATGGCAGACAGATTCAGCATGAAAATGAGATGAAGGCTTTGAGAGAAGAAACAAAGAATTCAGAATCGGATGCCTAAGTATGACAGACAATTTATTTGAAAAAGCAGTCGTCTTTACGGACATACATTACGGACTTAAATCTAATAGCCATCAACACTTAAAAGATTGTAATAATTTTGTTGACTGGTTTATTGCAGAGGCAAAAGTTCGTGGTGCCGAAACATGTTTCTTTTTAGGCGATTGGCATCATCACAGAGCAAGTGTAAATGTAGCAACACTAAATGCCAGTTGGAGAGACCTTAAGAAACTCAATGACGCATTTAACAAAGTGTATTTTATCACAGGTAATCACGATTTATATTACAGAGACAAACGTGAATTAAACAGCATGGAGTTTGCCAGAGACTTAAACAACTTTGTAATGATAGACGAGTTGTTTGAAGAAGGCAACGTTGGTATTGTGCCTTGGTTGGTAGAAAACGAATATAAGAAAGTTGCTAAAATGACATGCAAGTATATGTTTGGACATTTCGAATTACCCTTCTTTAAAATGAATGCAATGATAGAGATGCCAGACCATGGCGGAATAAATGCATCTATGTTGCGTAATCCAGAATATGTTTTTAGCGGACACTTTCACAAAAGACAATATGACGAAAACATACATTACATAGGTAATGCCTTTCCGCATAATTACGCAGATGCAGGAGACAATGACAGAGGTTACATGTACCTTGAATGGGACAAAGAACCAGTATATGTAAACTGGCCTGAGTGCCCTAAGTATGTCACTTGTGGACTAGTTGAATTAATTGACGATCCTGCAAAATATCTAGATGCATACACTTATGCTAGAATCAAATTAGATGTTGATATCAGTTATGAAGAAGCAACATTTATCAAAGAAAACTTTATGGACAAATACAAGTGTAGAGAAATACAACTTGTACCTATTAAAGAAGTTGAAGAAGAATACGAAGCCGGCGAAATATCATTTGAAAGTGTTGAACAAATTGTTATAAGCCAATTACAAACTATAGAAAGTAATACAATTGACACAGAAAAGTTAATTGACATTTACCAAAATTTATAATATATGCTTAAACTAAAAAATATCAGTGTAAAGAATTTCATGAGTGTTGGAAACAACGTTCAAGGTGTACGTTTCGATGACAAGAACTTAACACTAGTACTAGGTAATAACTTAGACTTAGGTGGCGATGGTAGTAGAAATGGTACAGGTAAAACTACTATTATTAATGCACTCAGTTATGCACTTTATGGTGAAGCATTAACAAACATCAGACGTGATAATCTTATTAATAAGACTAACGGCAAAGGCATGATTGTTAGTGTTGACTTTGAACTAAACGGTGTTGACTATCGCATAGAAAGAGGCAGACGACCTAATGTGTTGCGTTTCTTTGTTAACGGTACAGAATCCGAAGATCAAGAGCAACAAGGCGACAGTAGAGAAACACAAAAACACATTGAAAAAATTATTGGCTTTAGCCATGAAATGTTCAAACACATTGTTGCACTAAACACATACACTGAACCTTTCTTAGGAATGAAAAACAACGATCAGCGAGACATGATCGAACAACTGCTTGGTATACAAGAATTATCAGAAAAAGCAGAAACACTCAAAGAAAGAATGAAGGATACCAGAGACAGTATCAAGGAAGAAGAAATTCGTATCAATGCTATCAAAGATGGCAACACTCGAATGGAAAAGAACATTAAGGAAATTGAAAGTCGCAGTATGGCTTGGGAAGCCAATAAGAAAACTAAACTTTCTGAAATGGCTGATGCATTAGAAGAATTAAATGAACTAGATGTAGATAACGAAATTGCAAAACACAACACACTAGTAGAAATCAAAGACCATGAAGCAAATTTAAATGTGTTAGTAAGCAATATAAGTAACACAGAAAACAGCATTAAAAGAAGCAATACTAAACTGCAAACACTAGAAGCAAATCTATTAAAGGCAAAAGAAGGCGTATGCCCTGCATGTGGACAAGATACAGCACATTTAGACACACACGAAGAATATACGGCCGATTTAAACACCGAAATAACAGAAGAAAAGACATATTACGACACACTTATCACTAAAGAAAAAGACTTAAAAAACGGCGTAGAAATGCTAGGACCAGTTCAAGAACGCCCTAAAACCTTCTATAGAACACTAGAAGAGGCCCTTACACACAGAAATAATGTAGACAACTTAATACAAAGTATTAAAGATAAGAATAACGAAGAGAATCCTTATGTTGAACAAATACAATCTATGAAAGGCACAGGCATTCAAGAAGTCAGTTGGGACACTATAAATGAACTTACAGCATTAAAAGATCATCAAGAATTCTTATATAAATTGCTAACAAGTAAAGATAGTTTTATCCGTAGACGTATTATTGATCAAAACATTGCTTATTTGAATCACAGACTAGCACACTACTTGAATGCTATTGGCTTGCCACACGATGTTAAGTTTAACAGTGACCTCAGTGTAGAAATAACTGAGTATGGCAGAGACTTAGACTTTGATAATTTAAGTAGGGGTGAACGTAACAGACTTATACTGAGTTTGAGTTGGGCATTCAGAGACATATATGAAAGTCTTAATCACCCAATGAACTTCTTGTGTATTGACGAACTTATTGACAGTGGCTTAGATGGTGTTGGTGTAGAAAATGCATTAGGCATACTCAAGAAAATGAGCAGAGAGCAAAACAAAAACATTATGCTTATATCACACAGAGAAGAACTTAGTGGTAGAGTAAATGATGTGCTGTATGTAATCAAAGAAGGTGGCTTCACCAGTTACAATACAGACACAGAATATGTAGGAACTTAATGAGCGACTGGACCTATAACGGAGAAGTAATAGACAACTTGCCAGAAGATTGCGAAGCCATTGTATATCTAATTACTAACAAACAAAACGGCATGAAATATGTTGGCAAAAAATTAGCCAAACGCAAAGTTACTCGCCCTCCACTGAAAGGCAAAAAGAACAAAAGACGCAGTACAAAAGAAAGCGACTGGAGAGACTACTGGGGCAGTTCAGAGCACTTACAAGCAGATGTGGAAAAATTAGGTGAAGATCAATTTACCCGTGAAATACTTTACTTCTGTGCCAGCAGAGGCATAGCGAGTTACTTAGAAGCCAGAGAGCAATTTGAAAGAGAAGTGTTGCTCACAGACGATTACTACAACGGAATCATCAACGTTCGCATAGGTGGTTCAAAAATACTCAAAGAACATTTAAAAAATCCAAATATTTAAACTCCACCTAACACCATTGGTAATTTCTTTTACTTCATGTTTAGTATCACCTTTAAACACAATGCAATCTCCTGTATCTAAACCAATTCGTTGTTGGTCAACTATTACTTCGCCACCTGCGTAAGCATTATTCAATGCTAATAATATTGTGTACTTTGAAGGATCGTTATGCAAGTTACATACATCACCCTTACTGTACATACATACATACATATTTTTACTTTCACATTCAATGTTGCCAATGTCGAGTAAATCTGTTATCCATTGTTCTGTGTGTTGTTCGAGTCTAATACGTTTTTTGTTAATAATACTTTCACTCCATTGTCCTGGTATAAAAGGACCATTACCAAAAGATTTTTTTACAGAACCAGTGTACTCCGGACATTGATTTATAATTTGTTCACAAGTATCCTGAGATATTATGTGTTTAACTATAATAGGGCGGGTGTCCGGTAATGTGATCATACATATACTTATGACAGTTTCTGCTCAAAAATACTCAAAGAACATTTAAAAAATCCAAATATTTAAA